CTCGCCTCGCCTGTGACGCTCGACGTGACCTCGATCAAGCCCACATCGTAGCCTTGAGCCGATTGTGAGCACGGACATTCAGCACACTGCTCCCAGGTCAGATCGACACCTTTCGCAAACACGAGCTTGCGATACTCGGTCATGTCGAAGTCAACGCGAGGGCGTACCTTTGAAGGTGTGCGGCTTGGGAGCAGGGTCATCAGACGACTCCGAACTGTGTAATCTTGTATTGAGCTCGCAACGCGCCCATGATCAGCTTGTACTGCTTGTCAAGCGCCTCAGCGCGCGAGCTGTACCCGCTGTACATCGCGCTTGACGTTGTGCCGACCGACTGACTGAGCCCATCAACACTGAGGCTCTGTGAGGCGATACCTGCACCGAGGATCAAGTCGCCTGCGACGTGTAACAAGAGCAACGTGGCGCTCTTGATACCGATCGCTTGCTTCAAGTCTGCGGGGAGTGTGTCCGCAGTCCAGTTGATCACGAGGGGCTCGGTGGGCGCGGTGCTCACGCTCAAAGTAAAGCCCTCTTGTCCCTTTCGTGTCACCCTCACAGCGCTCTGATCAGTCTCGACCATGTAAGAGAGGAGCATACGAGAGCTGAAGTCCACACGCACCTCTGTCTCGCCCGCCTCAATCGTTGCCACGCCCTCACGCGAGTCAAAGCCTGCTGTGTAATCAAACTCAAAGTACGAGGGGATATAGTCACGGTGCTCATAGATACCAAAGCCCCCCATGAGGGGGACGCCCGCTGTGAAAAAGTAGCTACCAAGCGACTCCTCAGAGGGGATCAAGTTGAGCTGACCGTGTGTTGTCGATGTCCACCGCACCCAGCTTGACGGAACGTCCACAGGCGCGAAGTTACCAAACCGAATACGCACCGCGTCCACCGCTTGCACGGGTCGGTGATCGAGTCTAAAGGGCCAATACGCGGAGCGGTTTTGGTGCTCTGCGTCATGTCCCTCTTGCGTCACGCTGAAAGGCTCAACGGTAATACCGAGGTCGCTCTCAACGTGGCGCACTGCCGCCTTGATCGACTGCTCAAAGATCACATCTGGATATGCTGAGCCATCGTCAAGCGTAAGGTCGATACCAAGAAGGAACGTGTCCTTGAGCCACTGTGGGGTGATCTGCGTATATACGCCACTCATAGACACGTCTCCTCTTGGTTTTAAGGTGCGGTTTTGCGCGTTGTGCGCCTCCGCTTCTTAGGCGCAGGGGGCTCATTTGCCTCCGCTTGTGCGGGGACCTCCTTAGCTTCCTCTGCGCTTGTGTCCTCTATGATCACAGGCTCAAAGCCTGTCACTGAGCCATAGCGCTTGAGAACCTGTAGCGCGTAGGCGGTGGGCGACACAACGACACCCTCTGCGTCGAGTTCAATGTGTCCCTGTCCGATCGTGATCTGACAGTCGCGTAGTGTCGTGTGTCGCCAACTCATCCGTTACACCTTATGCGATGGTGTCGAGCATACCGCTCGTCTCGGTGACGCCAGCGTTCTGAAGCACCCACATCTTGCCCGGCACCTTGACGATCGGTGAGCCAAAGAGCATGAGGAGGAAGGGCTTAGAGGTGGCGACCTCTGCGAGAGGGCGACGGAAGAAGTCGAGGAGACGAGCGAACTCAAGAACGTCGGGGTCGTGCTGGACAAAAACGATCTTTGAGGTGTTGGGGCGCACTTGGTTGTGGTCAACGAAGGTAGTCGCGCCAACGCTCTCCGCGCGGACCTCACCGATAAGAGACGCAGACTCAGCAGCGCCACCCGCCTCAGTGCGGTAAATCTTGAAGAACACCGCGTCGCTCTGGTTGGCGATGGTGAGGGTCACACTCTCGCCTGTCGCAACGGTCACAGCCGAGGAGCTAGACACGGGCGCAGAGTAACCGCTGTTGTTGAAGGCGACAACGCGGTAGATGTAGTCGCCTTGATCAGCGAGGAGGAAGCGGCTAGAGCCGTTGCTCGCAGCTGCGGCTGAGCTGATGGTAGCGTTCGCGGGGGCGTTGGTAGTGCCACTCGCTGAGACGGGCGCCTTGTAGCTGTTGAAAAGGAAAGGCGCGCTCTTGACTGGCACGGGACCGTAGGGGCTCATGATGTTGAGCTCCTGTGCACCGTAGGTCAGACCCTGCGCTGAGCGAGAGATGCCGAGCTGGTCGTGGCGGCCGAACTGCACCGCGAACTTGATGAGCTCCGCGTGGATGCGAGGCTCAACGTAGATGCAATCGGGGCGACCAAAGCGAGGGGCGCTTTGGAGCTCTGCGAGGACCTCTTGGAGCAAGCGAGGGGTGGGTGACTTGCCACCGAGGTCAAAGGTGTTCGCGCCACCGTTGTGTTGCTCGATCTGCTTGATGATGCCGTCAAACGCGAGGGGGTTGACTGACTCGTCAGCGTGCCAGAGTGAGCGCTCAAGCTTGCTGAGGAGGCGGAGTGTACCGCGCTCAGTCTCAGCAGCGATGGCGTTGCTCTGATTGCCGATGAGCCCCACGAGAGAGCCGACATCGGTGACCTCACGACGCTCTGCGAGGTACTTGATGCGGACGCTCTTGCGCTCGTACTCAGAGCGGTTGGTGGTGCCACCTGAGCCCTCAGAGATGAACGCCTCAAGGTCAAGGCCGTGATCGTTGACAACAGCGTACTCGTGCACGGTGTTGGTCACGTTGACCTTGGGGATGGCGGGCCACAGAGCGAGCTCCTTCATCGTGAAGGTTGCTGAGGCGAGGGTGTTCTCGATGCTCTGAGGCACGAGGGGGGAGAGTGAGCCGTTGTCACCGCCAGCGGTGCCCGCAGGGGTCTGGTAACCTGCGTTGGCGCTCTTGCGGAGGGCTGAGTTGAGGTTGGCAAGGTCTGCCACGTTGACGAGAGAGTTAGCCTCGGGGAATGAGATGCTCATAGTATGTGGCTCCTTTAGCCGATGAAATCTGTGATCTCTGAGAGGGGTGCGCCAGACTCAAGCTGAGCGATGGCGCTGCGTAGACGGTAACGAGTGGGGGCGTCTGTGTTCGCGTCTTGCAGTTTGGTGAGAGCCTTACGGATCATCTCACCGCGTGAAGCGACAGGCGCGGAGGGTGCGACATCTGCCACTGGCGCGTGGGTGACAGCGCGAGGGGGGACAGGCGCGCTCATGGTGGCGCTGAGGCTCTTGGCCATCTTGCCTTGCTCCATCTTCATCGCCTTCATCTCTGAGAGCATCGCCTCCATGCCCTTCAGAACTGCGTTCATGCGCTTCTCCATGTCACCAACGATGCGGTCCGTCCCTTCGGCCATCGCCTTCATCGCTTGCTCCATGCCGTACATCTTGAGAGCCTTCTCCATGTCCTCGTCGTCCATGTCCTCGTCGTCCATGTCCTCGTCGTCCATGTCCTCATCTTCGGGCATCTCATCATCGAACAAGGAAACCTGCTTAGCATCCTTCTTGGGCTCAGCGTCCTTCTTGTTCATAGCCTTGGCGATGGTGTCGAGTGCCTCAGCGAGCGCGTCAGCCTCGATCTCCTCAACGGCCGCCTCTTGGTTGGCGGTCGCCACGAGCGTCTCGACGCTCTCTTGGTCAATCTCGTTCATCTTAATCTCCTGTGAGGGTGATGGTGTAAGTATCACGTTTAATCACGCTTTGTGCAAGTCTTAGCGACTTTGAGCACAGAGTCTACCACAGAGTCGAGCTGATCATCGCTCACACCGTGCAGGCGTTGCTTAATCATCTGCCTCACCTGCTCGCGTGTCAGCTTGCGTTTGGCGGGTGTGCCATAGGTAGCAGATGACTCCTTGCGATCTAAGCTCTGTTGGGTCAGCGCGCTCAGTGCTGCGTCCGCGTCAGGGATCGCTGGCTCTTGGTACCCGATAGATGCACCGATCGAGCGAGCGATCAGCTCAAGGTTGGTGTGTGGGTTCACCGGGGCGCTCGTGATGGCCACGTTGAGCACACGCGCCTTGAGCACGCGCTTCGGGTTCGTGGGGTCCCTCTGTAGCACTTGACCCTCGATCGAGAAGCCGAGTGAGCGAGCTCCCCCCGCCTTCTGCAACGCTACAGCCGTCTCATAGATGCGCTTGCCGAGGTCTTTGGCCAAATAGATCACACCCTCAACGCGCGTTCTGCGGTCGTCCACAGGCTCAATCTTCACGGGGTGTCCTAGCACGTTGGCGGGGCCTTGCTCGTGCTCGTGATTGAACCAACCGTGACGGAGGAAATAGGACCAGTCGAGCCCGTCTTGCGCGATCTGCTCACCCTCGAAGTCGAGGTCATCAGTGGAACAGATACCACCGATCTCAGCGACCTCAGCGGGGGCGTCCCCCTCTTGCGCCTTGATCATCGTGTCTGTGTTCAGCGTGAGAGGGACCCACCGCGCGAAAGCGTCAAAGCTCTTGCGGGTCGCCTCCTCAACCTTGTCGGTGTCAAAGTCGTTGTCCTCAAGCCACTTACGGAACGCGGCAGGGGTGAGCTTTGAGGCGTCCCCCCTCACACTCTGGACCTCGCTCTTGCCGTCCTTGATACCAAGGATCATCGAGATACCTTCCGCGCCCTTGGGGGTGAAGCGTCGGAACTCGTCGTACTGGGCAGGGTCGGTCTGCCTCGCTGTATGTTCGTTGGGATAGGGCATTGTTTAATCCTTACCTTGAGGGGGAGGGGGGCTTTTATCACCATGTACTAGCTCGGCTAAACGAAGGTGCATCTCGGTTCCGATTTTGACTCTCGCATCGCGGAGCTTGTTTCTCTTGGCGCGAGCTGACTCCCTGTGTCTTTTATTGAACGCCTCCTTTATTTCGTTTTCCGCCTGTGAGACTAGTTCCGTCGCGTTATCATACGCGTCAAAGTATTGTCTCAGCGCTTTAACATCGTCCGCTCGATCGGGCTCGTATAAAGCAACGATCTTTTCAGCCATTTCGCGCGAATACCCTACAGGGGCACCGAGCTCCCCAATCCCCAAAACATAGCCACGTAGTTTGTATTCCTCTTCTCTTTCTCTTCTTTTTTCTCGGATGTTTTCAGACAGAGGAGAAGATAAATCCATATAGAGCCTAGACTGCTTAGGGTCTTTGGCTTTTGCCTCTTCTTTTCGTCTGTAGGCTTCTCCCATTAGATTTTCTACAGCACGATATACCACGGCAGGATGCACGGGGGGAGCGAGTTTGAGGTGGTTCGCGTGCATCTCCTCAAATATCCCTTTTAGACGCTCATATTCGGCTTGGGCTGTCCTGTACCGCTCCTCTCCGCCCTCTT